CCTTGGCCTTTCATGCTGTTCTTGTCCCAATCGTTACCAACTTTCTCAGTGTACTCACGTGTCATACGACGACCTTCAAATGCTGGTTGACCCATCATTTCCATGTCATCTTCTTCACCTTCTTCGTCACCGAACTCACCAGCTGGCTCTTCACCACCTTGTGCTTGTTCTAGTTTAGCAAAGGCTGCTTCTAATTCTTCAATAGCGTTCTTGATGTCAAAAATAGCTGCGTCTTCACCGGCTTCACCACCTTCTTCATCGTCCATAGCACCTACGTCTGCGCCGAATTTGTCTGTAGCGTCACCGCCCATAGCACCGGCTTCGTCGTCAGCTTCCATGCTGTAGCTGTCTTCTAGGTCAACGGATTCGTCTGCTTCTTCGTCAGCACTTTCTTCCATTTCTTCTTCGTCATCTTCTGCGGCTTCGTCAACTGATTCCTCAGCTTCTTCGTCGGCAGCTTCTTCCATTTCTTCTTCTTCTGCTTCTTCAGCAATTAAATTCTCATAGATATCTCTTGACTTCTCAACAACGATTTCATGGAATAGCTCATTGGCTTTATCCATTTCTTCATTGACGATCAAGTCTAATAGTTGTTCAAACTTTGTAGACATTGCGGGTTTCTCCTTAATTAGTTTCGCGGCAAGGCTGTGTTGTTATTTAAACACTATTATATAAACGTGTTGGAAATAGGCCAAAAAGCGACTGTTTTTGACCGAAGAAGGTTAAATTTAATAAGTTTTTGTCTAAAATATTTAAATTCTAGACGAAAAATATTAAACTACCATATTATGCGGGCATTGCTTCCGGAGGAGGCGTTGCGTACATCTTTCTAACTAATGCTAGTTCTTCCTTCTTTTCGGATTCTCTAGCGTCACCTGCTTTACGTAGGTCGTTCAACATACGAAGTGTTAAACGTGTTTTTCTAAGGTCACTGGACTTTAAAACGCTGGTATCGTTGTCCGAATTATAGCGATTATCATCAGTCATGCTTGCCTGATTTTTATCAAAGTAAATGAATTCTCTTAAAAACATAGTAATATTTATGCTGGAGGCGCAGTTCCTGGTGCTGCCGGAGCTGCTTCTGCTCCTGGTTCACCTTCTGGAGGAGGTGCAGATGTAGCACCCGACAACGAACTCATGTCTGCGCCCATACCGTTTGCTGTGATACCCACTGAACGTAGTTCAGCATTTGCTGGTAATTGGGTGTCATCATCGACATTTTCTTCTTTCCACATAGTTTCGTTTTCTACAATCTCTTCTTGTGTTAGACCTAAGAAGCGTTTTAATGCAAAACGTTTGCTGATAAACGGAACGGCTGCTACTGTTGTGTATGTAGTTACACGAGCAGTGTCCATTTCTGTTTGACGGAAAGCGGCAAAATTCTGTGGAGGATTAAACTTAACATCAAATATGTTGCTGTCAACATTAATGCCTTTGTTATGTAGATACAGTTTAAACTCTGTATCAAACACATCATTCATTAGACTTTGTAGTCGTTCGCAGTACTTGTTAAATCGTAGTTCTTGGATGTAGGCTGTTCCAACTCGACCATCATTGAAGTTAGATCCTCCGTCATCGGGACCAGTAGGTAGATAACTGCTAGGAATGCGTAGAGCCCTAAACAGCTTATTAGTAAAATATTTAAGATCATCAATTTCTCCTAGATTAGTACCGCCTGGCAGAACTTCAACTTTACTACCACGACCTTCTGCTGTCTGTGGGAAAAAGTAATCTTCGTTGATTGATAACGGGTTGTAACCTGCATCAACAACAGTCTGTCCACCACCTGTTACACTTGGAATTCTTCGTTGGTTTACTTCGTTCTTAACTCGTTCAACAAAGCTCATAGCTAAGTGGCTGGGCATGTTACCTACGTCGATATAGAATACACGGCGTTCTGGTGCTCGTTGTATACGATATATAATAATAGCGTCTTCAAGCAATTCTTTTTGCTTGTAAACTTTGAAAATACTTTCTAAAAGACTTGTTCCAAAAGGAAAATTATTGTCAAGACCTTCACTTAAACTTAGGTGTATAACGTGTTTAGCATCGATGTTATATTGATTTTCTGTTTTAGAAAATCTATTTCCATTTAAGTTTGTAGGGAACGCACCAGTCATTCCACGTGATCCGCCTGCGCCGCCTTGTCCGGCAGCGTAGCTACTGGCATATTGACTGCCACCACCTGTGACATTGCTAGGACTGATGGCAGTTGTAGCCAGAGTTTCTAAATTAGGGTTAAAGTCACGAATAACATATTGTTCAGGTTTCTTACCTTCACTTTCGTTAACAATAATGCGATCAACTTTCTGTGAATCAACAAACATCCATGCTTGTGTTTCTGGATCACGAACAAAGAATGCATCACCGTATTTGAATACATTGCGAACTACTTTAAAAATACGTTTGTCGAATTTATTAAGTTTAGTCCACTGTTGCATGAACTTTTTAATAATCTTAGTTTCAGTGCCTGTGGCTTGTTCTTTGAAAAATATACGGAACGGAGTACCACTGTCTTCATTAGTTTGACTGCAGAATTCTGCAAGAATATCTAGTGCAGCATTGACTTCACTGTCGCTGTCCATGGTATCGTACTGACCATAACGCTCTAAACGATTTGGGTGTCCAGAATATACATCTGGCAAATAGCTTGAATAATTTCTATGCGTAGGATTAGCACGGCTGTCTGAGTTAACAGAACCGTTGACAGGACTCATTTGTCCCGATGTATCAACTAAAGTAAAATATTTTTTCCAAGCCATAATTTAAAATTTAAAAAGGTCCCCACCTAGATTCTTAATAGAATCATTGCTGTTTCTAGTATACTCTGCGGTTTCTTTGAGGTACCTTAGCATCTCTGCTGTTTGTTTATTTAACGTCTGTAGCTCGTTCTGTAAATTTTCAAAGTGTCTAGTAGGCGCTACAATCTCCGGACCTGCTTCTCCAGCTAGGATACTGGTTGGAGTGTTTACCATTAATCCGTCTGCGGCTTTTTTCTGTCCTGTTAGTGCATCGGCAGCAGATTTGCCCAAAGAACTGCCACCATAAGATCCTAGAGCGCCACCAATTAAACCACCAATTAACGTTCCAATAACAGGAACAACTGATCCAATCGCTGCTCCGGCTGCCGCACCTGCAATGCCGCCAGCCATGCCACCACCAACTTCTCCAACTGCTCCTGTTTTTTCTCTCGATGCTTCCTCTTCTGACATTTTGCCAGCTTTAACTTTATCGTTGATGTCGCCAAAGCTGTTGTATAAACTTACACCACCTATCATTGCGCCAGCAGCTCCTCCAAGTTTAGCAAATTTAGAAGCCGAGCCCATTGCACCTTTTAGGCCGCCACCAGTCTTACCACCTCCGCCACCCCCTCCACCTCCGCCACTGAGAGCGTCGGCGGCACTCTTTGCGGCGGCTTGGGCTGCCATTAGTTTAAAGGCTGCAACAACTGCTACAACTCCTAAAACTAGAAGTTGAACCCACCCGTTTAACTTTTCAAATTGTTTAGCTATGATTGTAATTACTTGAGCAAATACATTAATTACGGGAGTTAATATTTTAATAATAGGCAACAATGCACTTAGTATTGTTTGACCTAATTCTTGCATGGCTTTTTGTGCCAGTACCGCATCAGCAGCTTCAGATTCTTTACGTTTCTTTTGTTCTGCTGCAATTGTCTTCATTTGATTTTCAGCATCTTGTTGTGTTTTAATACCTTGTTGTTTGTTTACGTTATCTGCTCTTTGAAGAGCTTGTGCAGTTTGAGCATCAGGGCCTGACATAAATGACATTGCCGCTAACGTGCTTTTTCCTAATCTTTCTGCATCTTTACTAGCACCAACTTGAGCAGCAGCACGACCTTTTTCAACGTCTTTCATAGACTTACTAGTGTCAGTAACAGCATCACCCATTTGTTTAATACCAGCGGCTACACTAGGACCCATAGCTTGCAATTTTTGTGCAGCTTCAGTCATTGGCGGCAATCCCAACATTTGAGATTTTAATAAATCAGCACCTGCCTTACCACCTGTTGCTAATGCATTTTGCATTGCAATTGTTGCTTTTTTCTTGCCTTCTTCATCTAAGCCTTGCATCATTGCTTCATACGCTGAATTAGCACTTGCTTCTTTTAATGCTTTTTCTTGTTCTTCTCTACTCTTACCCGTAATAGCTGCCAGTGCATCTAATTGTGTTAGATATTCTCCTGCGCCTTTGGTCATTGCCGCAGTGTTCTGCATTTCTTTTTGGTTACGTCCTCCAGTGACTGCCAAGTATCCTGCAAGTCCCTCGTTAACTTGATCAGTCGTAAATCCCAATGCTCTTAATTGGTCACCAGTTTCACTCTTCATCAATGAGTTACTTAATCCAACAAATGCCCTGGCACCTTGATCAACTGTACCGCCTAACTTGGCAAATGTTTCACTATTACGTTTCATTAAACCTGAGAACTGCTCCAAAGTCATATACGTACTTGCCGCCGCTGTTCTCATGTCAGTTAGGCTTCCACCAAAGCTAACTCCAGCATCTGTAATCTTTTGATAAGCCCCTAAGTTTTCTTCTTGGAATCTTGCTACCTTTGCAAATCCGCTGGCAACCATTCCAGCAACTCCAGGTAGTCTTTCAAAGGCGGAAAATAAATCACTGCTCTTGTCAGTGCCTTGAAGTAGCTTGCCGCCCAACTCCATCATACCCTCTGCTAGAGCAGAGAATGTCTTTTTAAGATTTATTGCTTTTTCAGCAAGTTCGTTTTGAGCTTTAGTAGAAGCTTTTGCCGCTTCTACGGCGGCTGCGTTAACACCAGCGGCTCCAGCAGTTGACCCTACGGCACCTGCGCTTCCTCCTTGCTTCTGAACAGCCGCCAACAGTTGTTTTAATGTAACCTCCGTGGCTGCATTATTCAGTTCTACATATTCATTGCCTATCGATCCGGTGACGTCTGCCATTGTTTCTCAGTGGTTATCTGCGTAGATAAATATTGTATTCATTTAGCATCATTTATTTATCGGAGATACAAACCATGGTAGCCAACGTCCCATCAATGCAACAACCTAATCCATTAGCTTCGTTTATGAGGCAACCAAAAATCTATATTAGATTGCCCAGCAACGGTGAGTATTGGCCTGCAGGCTCTCTTATCCCAACAGAAACTGGAGAATATCCAGTTTACTCTATGACTGCCAAAGATGAATTGCTATTAAAAGTTCCGGATGCTGTTATGAGTGGGCAAGCTGTAGTTGATGTTATCCAACACTGTATTCCGAATATTAAAAATGCTTGGCCAATGCCTAGTATTGATTTAGATGTTGCGTTAATTGCTATTAGACTTGCAACCTACGGTGAAAAGATGACAACTCCAATTACATTCGGTGATGACATTGAAATGGAATATACAGTTGACCTTAGAAATGTCATGGACGATTTACTCAATACCATAACTTGGGATCCTGTTGTACAAGTCAGTGATGACCTAACTGTGTTTGTACGTCCCATGACCTACAAACAGATCAGTGAAAGCGCCTTAAAAACTTTTGAAACTCAAAAGATCATGCAGGTAGTCAACAACGATAAACTTGAAGAAGCTGAAAAGTTAAAGCTGTTTAAAGAAAGTTTTAGTAAGCTAACTGATATTACACTAGGTATGGTTAGAAGTAGTATTATTAGAATTGATTCTAGCGAAGGTAGCACAGACAATCCAAAATTTATCAGCGAGTTTATTGAAAACGTTGACAAGGATATCTTTAATAAGATTCAAGAGCACTTAGATCGTTTAAGAGAACTTAACACTATTAAGCCAGTAACGGTTACTATAACTGATGAAATGCGTGAAAAAGGATTTACAGGTGAAACTGTTGAAGTACCAATGGTATTCGATCCTGCAACTTTTTTCGCATAAGGCTTTTGTATCTCGACAACACTGGTATTGATCGTGTTGTTAAGGAATATGAAAAAGATACAAAAGCCTTAAGAGAAGAACTTTTTAAATTGTGTTGGTATATGCGTGGAGGTATATCTATATCAGAAGCGTTCATGCTGACCATGGATGATCGAATAATCATTGGTGAGTTAATTGAAGAAAACTTAAAGATGACCAAAGATTCAGGCTTGCCGTTCTTTTAAATCATCATTCCTAGAAAGTTACTACGGAATTCAACGCTTTCACGTTGTAACTTCTGCATTGAAGTACTACCGTCTGGATTTGTAACTAACTTATTTTGACTTCCACCCACATAGTCTTTAAATCCTGACCCTGTTTGTGTAGCTGTGGTCTTACCTGCTTGACGCTGACCTTGTAGTTTAGCTTTTAAAGCGGCTTGTTGTGCGGCAGTCATTTTACTATCTGCTGGAGGAGTTGCTCCAGGTGCTGGAGGAGTTGGTGTGCCTACTGGAGGAGTTGCTCCAGGTGCTGGAGGAGGTGCTCCAGGTGCTGGAGGAGTTGGTGTGTCTACTGGAGGAGTTGCTCCAGGTGCTGGAGGAGGTGTGCCTGCTGGATCTTTGCCAGCGGCAACGTCTGCCTCTTGTTGTTTAAACTCAGGAGAATTAGTTACTTGTTCTGCTTCTTCAGGGCTTGCAAATTTTTGTCCAGTAACTGAATTAAATTTAGGAAGCCCTGCTGGCCACTGAGCAGGAGTATTAATATTCTTTTCTAATTCGCCTGCTAATTGTTTTTTACTTGCAGGATCTAATTTATCAACAGCTTGCATAATACTACCTATTGCTCCAGGATCAGCAGCAGGTGCAGGTGCTCCTCCAGTTGGAGCAGGCGCTACGTATGGTCTTCCAGTATCTCCAGTTGGAGCAGGTGCTCCTCCAGTTGGGGCAGGTGCAGTGCCAGGATCAGCCGCCGGTGTAGTGCCAGGAGCGGCAGGAACACCTGTACCGGCTGGATCATCCCAAGATGATTTAGCATCTTTGTATCCTTGTTTAGCATCTTTCCAAGCAGCTTTTACACCACCTACAACATTTCCAGCGGCCTTCCCTAAAAATGACCCAATACCTTCGTCTAGGTCAGTTTGTTCGCTAATTAGTTCATTGATCTTCATGTAGGTAATTCCTGTTATCTTTTTAAGTATGCTAACACTTGTTTTTGTTCTTCTGGACCAAGTGCTTTAATTTTGTCCATTAAGTCTTTAATATTTACCGGACCGGCAGCAGGATTGTCCAATGTTGGTTCAACTTTGCCTGCCGGTTCTGGCAATGACATATCTGCGTAGGCTTTGGAAATTACAGCAGGATCTACACCTGCACTTTGTAATATTTTAGCAACTTCTTCGCTGTCCGTTGGACTGCCTGCTTTTTCCCAAGCCTTTTGTAATTTGCTAGCATCTACCTTGTTGCCCGTGATGCCAAATAATTCGTTGAGTTGTGCTATATTTAAAGATTCTTTTACTGGGGCAGTCGCAGTTGGTTTTTCTTTTGCACCGGCTACTGCTTGTCCGGTTATGGCAGATAAAACCGGACTTAACACTGATAATGCAGATGATACAGCGTTTGCGGCTGCGCCTATTGCTCCTGGTTTGATTACTTGATTGGCTGCGGCAGCTACTGCTTTTTGGTATTCCGGATCCGATGCTCGTGATAGAATGTCAGCAAGTACACCCGCCTGTCTAGCAGAGTTAGCATCCATAGTTGCACCTAGATTACGCATAGCGTCTGCACCACCACTCAGCAAATTACTAGTTGCTTTCATTGAGGCTTGTACAGATGCGCTGTATTTGGCAGCATCTTCTGGGTTCAACATCACTGTTGTGCCATTGATTTCAAGAGATGCAACTCGTTTAATTGTCTTAACAGCCCCTAAAGTATCAAGCATGTCTTTAGCTTTTGAAATACCTGCCGCTGTTAATCCAGCAACTGCTCCTGCGGTTGCTCCACGTCCAATAGCCGTTGACGCTTTTTGTCCTTGTAGTAAACGGTCAGCGATGTTGACAATACCTACTGCAATACCAGTTCCTGTGCCTACTGCTAGTGCTCCTGCACCAACTCCACCTGCTACTGCAACACCTAAGGCTGCGGCTGCAGAACCTGCAATGGCTAACAAGAATTTATGTAAGTTAGGATTGTTCTTTGCAAACTCTCCGTATTTGGCCAATTGAGCAGCTAGTTTAGGATTCTTAGCACCTATTTTAGATTTGAGATCTTCCCATTTCTGATCAAATGCTTGAACCGGACCGCTACTTTGTAGCATACCGCCAAACTTATTAAACCATACATCGCTAACTTTATCTTTAGCACCCTTAACTATGTCACCTGCTTTACCAAGAGCACTACGGCCAGCACCTGTTTCTATGCTTTTAAAGAGTTGTTGAATTTGATCGGGTTGTAATGCAACTTCACAGAGTACAGGGTGGATATCCCTTTCCCAGGTACGGAAGTATTGATCTCCTTGACCTATGCTTTCAAATATAGATTGTTTAGGAGAATTTTCAATTCTATCTAAGGTACTAAGAAGTGTCGATAATTGCATTATTATTCCGGAATATGATTTGTTATTTATAATGAGCTGACGCTCATTTGCTCTTTCGTTAACACTCAGAGCACATACTTCGTCGAAGACGAAATAATATTATTCAGATTGTTCAGTCACACTTTGCCCGAGCAGGGCAAAGAAACATTATTCGAGTTGAACATATGTCACTTAGTGTTACTGCATTACAGTGGCGGTTGGCCTGTACCACGAGCAGTGTCTTATTCCAGCGGCGGTAAACAAATATACACTAACATACTTGCTTACGTAGGGCGTCTCTAGCCCTTCATTTTGCCTAAATTCTTGTTTCAAATAACCAAACCGCGGCGAATTTGCGATCCTCGTCCTGTAAAGGATGGTGGTTAAGTGCTTGCTTCAGCGGCAAGACTGCGGATTCCTGCGACACAATGTCCAGGTTTCTTCTGTTCGGCACACGATATTAGCCTGTGCGAGCTTAAACTGAATTAAGTTTTGGGTTTAATGTGAGAGCCATGGACACGGACTTGGATATGTCCGTTATAGTATTCATCGGATTCTAATACTTTGCGGTCGAATTGTTCTCGGGCCTCAATGTAAGATGTTTCTGCTTTAGATTTACAATAGTATAGTATTTCGCGAGAGAAATTTTCTTTGCCTAGGGTGTTGATATCTGCTGTTAAATTAGGACTGGACCCGTAATACTCCTGCCAGTCGCTGTCGATTTTGCTTCGAATCTTCTTTTTCTTCTTGGTGCCGTTCTTTAACTTTATAGTCTTGTAGGTCGTTTTACTAAATTTTGCTAACTTCTTGCCAATATATTGGCGCCCGGTGATTAAGTTGGTTATGCAATAAACATAACCAACGCAGTCCTCGGGTAATTCATTTACAACTTGTCCTTGATAAGTCCAAGTCATTGATTATTTTGTTGCCTTAGCTTCCTTGCGAGCATTCTTTTCTTCTGTGATTTCATTGCGTCTTGCTTTTACTAGCTTACTTAACTCTGCTAGAGCTTTGCGGCTGCGAGTTCCGGCTGCGCTGTTACCACCTGTGAATTTTGAATCCTCTGCTAAGAATGCTTCAAATTGATTTTTTAGTTGTTCTACTGTGCTTGACATTTTTCTTTTCCTCTTTTTTAAGTTTTCGTTCTAGCTTTATGTTTGCTAAATTTTCTTTACATACTAATTGACTTTGTTTTTTTAATTGCTTTGCCAGCAATTCAACGTCTCGAAGATGTTTCCTACATATATACCCAGGAGTCCTGCCCGTAGTCCTTACAAAAATCAAATTTTGATTATGTAATTCTGCAAAGGCACTGACTAACTGTGAATATAAATCCTTATACTTGTTTATCTCTTCATTCAACATAGTCTACATCGTTTGAGTAACTGGTAAAACCGTTCTCTTTAATAACTCGGAGTACGTTGTTTACACGACCTACAAGTTCATCTTTGTGCGATATTAAGTATATATTCTTATTGCGCTCCCTGGCCATCTTTTTTAGGACAGCTAGGGCACTTTCTACTCCGGCAGCATCCATTCCGGCATCTACAAGCTCATCAATAAACAATAAATTAATACTTTGATATAATCCTTCCCATACATCTCGGAAGGCAAAGCTCATACTTAGGATTAATCTGTTGCGTTCACCGCGACTCAGATTATCAAAATCAAGATCTTGTCCTAGTTGAGTAATCTCAACATTGAGATCATTTTGGAAAACTACTCTATGCGGAAGTCCTAGCTTGTCAATATAGTAGCTCAGTCGCTTGTTTAAATAGCTCAAGTTTTGATCAATAATCTTTTTACGAATAAACGAATCTTTGTTAGTTAGCAACTTGTGTAAAAACTCTTGGTGATCTTTTAACTTAGTTAATGTGTTAACTTCTTCCCAGTTGATTTCTTGAATAGCAGTATGGTTTAATTCTTCAATCTGTTCTTCGTACGGATTTTGTTCATCAATTTTAGCAGTTAAACTCTTTTCTAAACCATCTAAGTTGTTCTTATGTCCTAATGCTTCGGCTTCTGTATCATAGAATGTCTGTGGTTTATGAGGTAACGCACCAATAGCGGCTACTTCTTCTACAATTTTACTAAGACTATTACTAACTTTTTCAAAGTACTCAGCTGATTCTAACAAATGCTTGTTAGCGGTAGCAGACATTTCTTCGTGTTTGTGGTCATGTAGCTCTTGTTCGCAGGCATGACACTTTTTATCAGCTAGACTTTCAAGGTCTTTGCTGTATTTCTTAACAGTTTTTTCAGCTTGACCCAGCGCTGACTCTAATGTAGCTTTTTGTTTGTTAAGGTTTTTAATCTTAAGATCGTTCTCGGCCCAAGTCTTTACTTGTAAGTGTGCCGCAAGCTCAGACTCAATGTCAACATTCTCGAGTCGCATCATAGCACGACCTAAGTTCTCAATGTCTGTTTCTTTCTTACTTGCCCAAGCTGAACTTTTAATTTTTAAACTATCAATACTTTTCTGTACATTACCGTTGGCAGTCTTAATTGCTTCAATCCTAACAGTTTCAATTTGAATAGAATCTTTACTTTCTTTGATCTGCAATTTTAATGCTTCTGCCTTCTCACTTAATAGTGTAATACCCAACAGTTGTTCAATGACTTCACGCTGTTCTGCTGCCTTCATACTCAGGAACGGCTCTGTATAAGTGTTAAGAGCTACTAAATGTTTGAACATTGTATGAGTCATCTCTAACATCTGTTCAATAGCTTTCTGTGTTTCACGACTATCGCCCTGAGCTTCGTCTTCTTTTTCTTCTGCTTTTAATTCTTGATCATTAACATACAATTTAAGAATATTAGGTTTGCGGCCTCGCTCGATGCGATAATTAACGCCGTTCTTCTCAAACTCAACAGTGACCAACATAGCTTTGCCGTTGGTTTTATTGATTAGATTCTCTTTTTTGATGTTAGTTAGAGCCTGTCCGTACAATGCATAGCTCAATGCATTGATCATAGTAGTCTTACCTGTGCCGTTGCGCGACCCTGTATCATCCCCACCTAGGTCTAGGTTAGATCCTAGTACCAATGTAAGGTGTTCTTTGTCAAAGTCTACAGCCTGAGTTTGATTTCCTACTGAAAGAAAATTCTTCACAGTGATATTACGTATTTTAAAACTCATAGATTATTATAAATGTCTAGTAAAATCTTCTTATCAAACTGTTCAGATTCGATATTGATCAGTTGCTCAGATACAATTTGATCAACGCTTTCAAACTGTTGATCGGGATTGTCATCAATTGTACCATCTAAATTAGTTTTATCTTGAATAAGACTGATTTCTCGAATGTCATACTCGTTGGTAAATGTTTCTTTAATGAAGTTTGCTTCTTCATAGCTAATATCAATGTCGAGATTAACTTTAAAGTGCATTTTAGACTTCATGATTTCATCTTTGCGATCTAACAAGTCGCTGAGTTTAATGATTCTAAACTTAGGACAGTTATCCCAATTGCGATATTCCGGTACTCCGCCCCATTCTAAGATCATCATGCCTCGTTCATCATCCCAGTTATCTGCAAAGTTATGTGGAAATGCATTGCCTATGTAATGCACATTGGCTTGGCTTTGTCTTTTATGGAAATGACCGCTGAATACATACTCAGGTTTACCAAAGTCTTCTGCTCTAAGCTCACCGTGATCGGGCATCTGCACCATAGCATTCATATAGAACAGCGGTAATTCAAAATGTCCAAATACATATTTGCTGGTCAGTTGTTTCATAGCCTTCCATTCATCACCAACTAACCACGGTACAAGGGTGACTTCGCCTAGCGTGGTGACAGAGTCTACGACAGTTACGCCTGGGATGTGGCGTCCGAACGCACTACTATGGATGTCTCGCTTGTCCTTGTAGAACAAATCGTGGTTACCTGGAAACCAGTAGAACTGTTCAAAAGCAGCACCTAGCTTTTCTAAACAGCGTAAACTGGTATCTAACGTAATTAAGTTAAGACTGTTACGGTTATGACTCCAGTCTCCGAGAAAGATTGCTGTTTCACAACCTTCCTTTTGGGCTTCTGCAATAAACCAGTCTACAAATTCTTCGCAGTCTTTAAGATGTGTTCCTGAATTTGACTTCAGTCCAAAGTGTATGTCTGTAAAACACGCTACCTTTTTAAATAAGGGCATTAATAATTCTCCTAGCTACGAGTTTAACAGACGTTTTGGAAAAAGTCAAGTTTCTGTTTCTTCGTTTTCTTCAACAAAATCGCCATCTTCACTCTTAGGCATACGGAAGTTTTTATACAACTCGGCCTGGCGAGCAGTTTCTTCTGCGTATTCTTGTTGGTTCTGTCTTGTAAGACTTGGAGTTAATCCATGTGATTCTAACATGTCATCACGGATGTTTTGATTTTTCTTTTCAATATTCAGCACTCGAGTAAAGCTGTTAGTCACTGCGGCTGTGTAATAGGCAAATGGATTTTCTGATTTACTTTCATCAAACTGTAGACCAATTTGACTTAATTGTAGAATAGCCTGCCCTCGCATTTCTTCAACATAGGTATAGCCACGCCAGTTGCTACGCTGTGCATAGCGTTCGGACAATTTAATATACATCTTGCCTAAGTTTTCAGTGATGCGTCCGTGATCTTTGCTGAACTTACCAGTGTCTAACGGACCTTTCCAGTGCGACTTTCCAACACAGATTAATTCATCTTGATCATTGAACTTCCAATGTTGATATGGAGGGAAGTTTACTTTCTCGTGAGCGTCTGCGGTTGTTTTGGTTGTCTTCTTACGACCCGGTGCCAGTGGAATATGATCAAATGTCATAATTCTAAATACAACATCTGTTTTAGCAATAGTTTTATAGTCAGCTGTGCATTCAATTAGTTTAACTTTCTTGTCACCTGTGGCCCTAGCAGCCGCAAATTTAGCCAAACCTAATCTTTTAGCCTTGGCACGTTTGGCATCTGCAACGGTTCTAATATTAATTTTATCCAAATTAGTTAGAATTATGTCATGTTGCATAAACTCGGGTTGCTCATAACTTG